GTTTCATCAATATACGAAACAAATTCATCTTTATTAATCTTTTCTATCTTTGGTGTTAAATTAATTTCACCAATTGTATTGACATCAACTTTCTTAGTCGTTAGATAATCATCTTTCCACGCAACCAATACTTGCCCTTTGGTTTCATATTGACCGACACGATTAACTTGTTTATCTACAAATTTAAATCTATCATTACCTGATATATTAGAAGACAAAGTTGACTTCATAGACATCACCTCAATCTTATATTCTAAATCTCTTAGTCTTTCTAATAGTAGTGAGTTTTCTTCACCACGAGTTTCGTTGTGTTCTGCGAAATCTAATAATAGTTCTACATTTTGGTCAGATAATAAATTGACTCTATCTTCCAAACTATCTATTAGTTTTTCTTGAACTTGAACTTTTAATCTCAATCCAACAAACTCACGATACAATTGTTTTATATCGTAATGATTTGCAAAATAAACTGATGCTAATAAAGATAACGATGCTATTAATGAAAGTATATCTTTATAATATTTCTTGAACCGCATTACCTATTGCCTCTTTCAAAGCTCCACCGAGTTCACTTCTATCGAAAGGTAATTCTTCGTTTATTTGAAAACCAGTAGCACTAATTTCTTTATCAATAGTTCCTACTCCATTACCACTAACGACTTTACCCGTCTTTTTATTTAATAATTCAACCACAACTCTAATTTCTGTTGTAGTGGTTTGCTTTTTAAATATTCCAAGTATTGTTGTTGATGTTCTTGGTCTTCCAAGATAAACAACTCTTGCTGTTAATTCAAAGTCTGATTCATTTTCTACTAAATCATATCGTGAATCCATTACATTTTCTGTAAGTATATTTGTAATACCCAAGAAAATACGAGTGTCTTCTAAACCCTCAACTTCTGCTTGATTAACAAAGTTGTTAATTGTCAAAGTTGGAATTTCTAGTTTGTCTTGACCAACCATTGTTGGTTCTGGCATTTGTGCATTTACTAATCCAATTAGTAATACGATTAACCATAGTTTCTTCATTTTCTTCTCCTTAAAAATTAGTTCCAAATATTATCGAATAGCTTATATTTCGTTTTCCAATATCATTAACTAACGTATTATATCCTACATAAAACCCAAAATTCATCTTAAAGGTTTCTGTAAAGTTAAAATCTACATTAAATCCTGGATAAATCAATATAGGACTTTCCAGTAATAAATATTTGTTTTCCGTTTTTAATCCCTCATAATAACGAAAAATCGTATAACTTACAAAAGTTTGTAAGTTTAAGGTATTGTTTCTCATTTGTATTGGATATCTATACCCATACATACCATTAATGTTTAAAAAATTCTGTCGTGATATTTGTCCAACTGATGAACTTATCAATCCAACTTGGTTTACATCTTGCTTAATTACTTTTCCGTAATTACCTGTGATTAACCAATCACTACCCTCAAATGTTCTATAATATAATGCTCCTACATTCCAAAAAGCACTTTGTTTCTTTTCTTTGCTCTTACCACTCCTACCATACAACCCTAAGACTTTCTTTAAGTCCAAAGTAATATTCATAGTGTAGTTAAATTCTTTAGTTAGGTCAAAGTTTTCTTCACTATAAACTGAATTTAGTGAAGTAACCGAACCATAACTATAAAAGGTATTAACGATATCTCCACCAATAAAACTTGGTTCCGATGCCGATATATCCTCGTCTTCACTTTCTTCTAATTCTGCCGACAAGCCCAATGTGTTCGCAGATGCTAATGCTTCTTCTGCAATATTGACCGCACAAGGAAATAGTTTTTCAAAATCACTATAAACTTGCTGTGTCCAATTTTGTAATGTTCCGTCTGCTACTTGTTCCCAAGTAAAAAATGCTCTTTGGTTGTAATAAGTTACCCAAAAACCACCTTGTGTTGTTTCAGTTGTATAATTAAGATTAACCGCTTGTTGATTACAAGGGTCTATATAATTATAACCGAAACCTTGTCCATATAAACTACTTACTAATAATAATGTGAGTAACCATTTCATTCATTTTACCAACCTCTTTTTTCCATTCGTCTTAATACATTTGCGACTGCAGTAATTACTGCACCCGTTGTTGCAAATGAAACGGTAGATTGGTCAAATGACATATCAAGATTTTTTAATAGTCCTTCACCTTCTTTTGCTGAAGTTCCTAAACCACTACCTGTAATATACTTACCTGTTTCAACTGAAACAAGACGAACTTGAATACCAACCATTGTGGTATTTTTTAATTTTGCTTTTCTTCTTGATATTTCTTCTTGATTAGATACTGCAAAATCATACAATTCTGCATATACAAAGTATTTAGTTTGTGCAAATTGTCCAACACTATCTAATTCATTGTCAAGTAATCCACTAACACTTCTTTCCCACTCTTTAACCATTTTATTTAATACTTCTTCTTTTTCTTCAACGAAGTAGAATCGTCCTGCTTCTTCCAAGACTTCAATGATTCTTTGAGTTACACCAAATCCAACTCGTTTATCACGAAGTTCTGGATAGGCATTTAGAATATTTTCTGAAATGGAAATCTGAATTAATTGAACTCCTTCAGGTTCTCCATCAAACCACTTGATATCATCAAGAGTTTTTTCTGCTTCATAGGAAGCTATCTTTGATTGAACTTTTGTTTTACCTGATTGAGCTTCAACACTTGATGTTGCACACCCAAATAAAAATAATGTTATTAATAAACTTAATATATGTTTCATTTTTTTATCCTTTAAAAAAGTTTGCGTTAATTTCTACGAACCTTTGCATATCTTCTGGTGCGTCATCTTCATCCAAAATAGCGTCTACTGGACATTCTGGTTCACACGCTCCACAATCAATACATTCTTCTGGGTCTATATAAAGTTGTTTCCCAGAAAGGTCTTTCATACCAATAACTTCTGCTCCTAATCCTGTTGGGTCGTCTGGTCCGTGAATACAATCCACTGGACAAACTTCAACACACGCTGTATCACAAGTACCGATACACGGTTCTGTTATGATAAAGGTCATTTTTCTGTTTTGCCAAACCCTAACATCATCAATTGTACCATAAGAATTAATCTTTTAATTAAAGATAAATCATCTCGTTTCAATTCATTTTGTATGTGTTTGAGTTTTGCTTCTTTTGTTTTAAATATTTGCATTAGTTTTTAAACCTTGCTAATGGGTCACCGTGAAACTCTTCAATCATTACCTTAAGATTCTTAATAGAACCTTTAAGTTCTTTAATATCACGATTAAGATTTACGATATCCTTTTCTAATGGTGATAAATCAACATTACCTACGGTATCTAATTTTTCTCTTAGGTAAACGATATCATCATCAAAACTTTGAATTTTGTTAGTGACTATTTCTATATCACTTGCTTCTGCAAATCCTTCAACTACTTCTTCTAATGAATCTATTCTACCTGTAAAAGTATACCAACCTGCTATCAAACCTGATAACACCGTTACTAAACTTACGATATTTGTTATTGATAATCCGAATTTTTTATTCTGAGCATCATCTAACATTTTTTCTGTATCTACTACTTTTTTTGCCATTTTATTTTCCTCTATTTACAATCGCAATTTTCACAATTACAATTTTCACAATCGCAATTTTCGCAATCACAATTTTCACATTTGTATTCTATCATTATCTTCTCCTAAAAATCAAACCCGAATGATAACATCAAGGTTTCGTTATGGAAACTCTCGGTATTGTAAAGATATGCTAATGATATATCCACAACATTAGTATTGATACCACCACCTATTGTGATGTAATCAACATTAAATTCTGGTTCTGAATAATACCCTAATCTTAAATTACCTACTTCTCCTAATAAATATTCACCACCAACTCCAAATGAAGAATAATCTTCAAATAGTTTTATATCTGATAGTAAACTAAAACTACCAAAACTTTGTTTAATACCAATACCTAATGACATTGGTAAACTTGATGATTGGTCTGCAAATTTCGTTTCACCACCTAAGTCTTTTAATACAAGACCTAATGATGTGTTACCGAATACTTTATGAGCACCGATATCAACTCCATAATTCATATCAATATCTATATCATCAATGAAACTATGATTGTAAAGATTAAGTCTTGCACCCAATAACCAATCTCCTAATTCCATAGCATAACTTCCACCAACTCTTAGTGATGATGAATCAAAATCTCCTGTTATGATACCACCAATATCTGCAGCTGTTTGAGTTCCGTAATCAAAGTAAAATACTTCTACCGAAAATCCCATACCACTTGTGTATTGTAGATTTTGATATCCCATATCATCAACAAGATTTGGTAACCACTTTACATATGATGTTTCTTGGTGTGATTCAAGTCCTGCAAATGCTGGATTATGAAATAGGTTTTTAGAATTTGAATCCGCAATACCTGAATTTCCTGCTCCTGCACTATGAACACTTGGGTTCAATGTAAATATACTATTTGCCTGTGCGAATAGTGTTCCTGTTAATAGTAATAAACCTAATAATTTTTTCATTATTTAACTCCTCTGAAATTTCTTTCTTTTCTATGGTGTTTGTTTCGGTTGTCCATATCATCTTTTCCAATAACATATCCCAAACTAAAAATCACAATACTACCAAGTATCATACGATTTTTCTTTGAATGTATTTGGTGTTTATAATTTTTGTTATTAAATTTATTATGATGATGTTTATGTTTATTGACGATTTTTCTATCGTGCATTTTCATTCTCATCATCATTTCTTCAACTTGAACTTGTCTGTGGTTATCTTTTTGTTTCCACATTCTTTCTTGTTGAAGTTGGTCCTTGTGTTTAATCATTTCTCTATGTTCTTTTTTAGCTTCATCAGTATCATTGATTGACTGAGCCATTAAAGGAAATAGAAATAATAGTAATAATAATTTTCTCATAATACTCCTTATTTAATTATTGTAAATTTCTTAGACTTTATTTTGTTTTCTGTTTCCATTACAAATAGATAAATACCTGGTTCCAAGTCTTCATATCCACCATATCCACCTTCACCTATTACATCTGGTAAGTCTGAGAAAGTATAAGTGTGCATTCCGTCATTAACGACTTCATCTAATATTACACCGACCTTTTGTCCGTTAGCGTTATAAATACTAATCATTACTTGACCAGTTTGTTCCATAAAGAATTGGAAGTTAATAGATTCGTGTTCACTATTGTTATATGGATTTGGATAAACATAAGTCATTTCATCTTCTGATGGTTGTCCACCACCGAATGCCCAAAACTTATTCCATATTCTAATCTTACCACTTTGTCTATTCATAAGTAAGTCATCACCTGCTGGATTACCAGCGTTAGCTTTTCCTACAAATTGTAAGTCTGCTTCTGTCCACTCTTGGTTATTGTTTTCATTTAGTTTTGAATTAAATACTAATTGTAATCCAACCATTTCTTCTGTAATGTAGTAATCTTGTGGTGCATTGTTCGGTGAGTTATCTAATCCACCAAATGAAATTGTTTTGTATCCCTCATCATCAATCTCACTTTCATTTAAGTAAGTCATCCACGGCCCTGGCAGTAATCCTGTTTGAGCGTCTATAAATTGTAATTGTTCTTCTTTATATCTAACTTCAAATTCAAATCCTGCTACTTTAGTTGGTAGTCCTGTTATTTCGTCTACACTTGGTGTAATTGTTAATGGAACTACAACTTGGTTACCCATTTGAACTTTAACACTTCCATCATCTGGTAATGATAAACTCACACCTTCTGTTGAGTTCATACTTCTACTACTTCCATTATAGGTGTTGTTTGTGTTGGTATATGTCCAAGCTGTTGGTGCGTCATCACAACTTGCATTTACACAATTTTGATTCCAAGAACTATCTCCTGAACTTCCGTTCTGAACCGTATGTGTTGACCAACGATAATATGTTGTTCCTGTGTAAGCGTCTTGATATCCATCTGCACCTTGAGATGTTTCTAAAACTTTTGTTCCTGTTAAATTCATATCACCTGTAAAGTGAAGTGCTATTTCAGCTTGTGTATAATCTGGATTTACATCTCCGTCAGTTGAAACATCAGGGTCATCAAAGGTTGATGTTCCTGCTAAAATTACTACTTGTAAAGTATCATTACCTGTTACGACATCATCCATCAAAGCATTTAACCAAACAACTCCCCCAGCGTCTTGTGTTAGTGTTGTTGTTTCTTGTGGTAAGCTGTCATCCCAAAATGCTGTAAATTCTCTTCTTTGTTTTGTATCACCACCTCTAAGTGCTTGATAATAACTAAGACTTTGTGCATTTCCGTTTGCTTTTAAATTATCTATACTTGACCATTGTTGATAAGTGTTTCCATTAATGTGAGTATATGATGTTGAAAATACTCCACTTGTGTATGCCCATAAGAAATAAGCATCATTTAATTGGAACAAGTCATCTCCGTCAACATCACCAATTAAATATGCACTTGGTGAATCTACATTAATACTTGTTTCATTTATAAATTTATTTGATTGGAAATTAAATGATGCGATTGCGTCATTAATATTTGTAATAGCATATCTATCCAATTCCAATTGTGAATGACTTCCGATATCATCATTTGCGTCTGGTGGCCAGAACGAAACACGATAAGTATTGTTTCGTGGTAATTGGATATTGTAATATCCATTTTTATCTGTATAGGTGTAATCAAAATATGATACTCCTAAGAATCCTTTACCTGGTAAAGCTTGTGATGCCAAAGCTGTTGGTGTGGTTGTGTCTGTTAATTTATAATAGTAATAAGTTCCACTAGCGTCTCCAATAACATCATCACTTAAATCTTCATCTGCTGTGTTTGCGTCATCAGCAATACTTTCTATATTATACCAATTACTAAATGGTGTATTACCATCTACATTTGGATTTGCTTCATCCAATTCAAAAACAACTTTCCAATATGGATATGTTTTTTGAACAAATGTATCGTCGTCTATTCCGTCTGAGTCTGTATTGGTTTTTTCTCCAATATATCTACCGAAACCTTCAATGTCAACAAGTTTTGGATGTAGAGAAATATCTCCTCTTGCACCACCATTGTTTACTGAATCAGTTCCCCAATTTCCGTCAATGTATACTTTGTAATCTAATAAGTAATCATCAGATACATAAGTATAATATCCAGTTCCACTACTATAAAGTGTTGGTATTCTAAATGAACGTGGTTGATAATTATCAACTACATCATTAATTCTAAATGTTAATTTAAGAACTTGTGCTTGATTTCCAGAACCATTACCAAATGTAAAATCTGGTGTTCCATCACCTGCTCCATTATTTTCAGCGATATCAACTCCGTGACTTACCATAGTAACTCTTAACCAATCATAACCTGAATCATTTGCTGAAGTTTCATTCCCACTACTTTGAATAGTATCAGTATATCCTACATTGGAATAATGAACCACCTCAAATGAATAGTCTGTTGAATTAGTTGATGTTTCATCACCCTCAGTCCAACCTGATATTTGACTACCTTTAATTACTCGTGAGTTTCCTTGAGTCCAAGCATTGATTGATGTTTCTTGTGTAGTTCCATCATTTTCAATCCAAGTGATTAAATCATTATCAAATGCTATGTCAAATCTAAATGTAGTAATATCTTTACCTACATCGTCAAGAGTGACTTCTAATTCTAAAATATCATCTCTCCAAGAATCAAAATTATTATTTGTTAGGGCTGGTGTTGATATATCATCTGCCAAAAATGTTTGTAATTGTACAGTTGTTTGGGCTTTCCACCAATATTCTGGTGTCTTCCACTCCCCTATTTGTTTAACTCTTATAATTGGATTCTGTGCAAAGACAAATCCAAACATAACTGCTGTCATAACTATTTTTTTCATAAAACGAAACATAGTGTTTCTCCGTTGGTTTAATTCAATAATAAATATAAAGTTAGTGAATATTATACATCAAAACGAACTACAAAAGTAGTTTCGATGTCATCACTTAATCTGATAGGTTTGGCAAGTTTTCCGTGAGCTAATAGTTCATTTTCTTCACTATAAAGACCGATATCTGTCACATATGGTTTAAATTCTGAACCAGTTGTCATTGGTAATGATTCAGTTGCTGCATTGTAGAATGTTGCATAACTTCCTGTTCCTTGACCACTCGGATTATGACTTGGTGGGAAGAAGTTAGACATTGAAACCGCACCCTCTTTTACTGTAATACTACCACTTCTATCAGGTGTTAAACTAATATTTGTTGAAGTATTAAATTCAAAAGGTTTTGCTTTTACGAGATACTCATATTCATATATTGTATGAGTTGCTTGATATTTTAATGTATAGGCAGATGTTGCGGCGTCACCATAAGAACCTGTATCGGTAAAGATTAATAGTCCTTGTGGATACATTATGTTACCGACTTCACTACCACTACCTACTGCATTTGTAGTAGTTGTACTACCACTTGTAAATTTGTTTGTTTTGAATGTTGAGAAACTTGCAGAGTGTGCATTATCATAAAGATTTCCATCTCCGTCATCTCTAATATCAAATGTTACACTACCAATCGTTACCGATAAATCAAGACTACCTGGTTTTATTTCTTCTCCAAATAAATCTCTACCAACACTTAGTATTGAAGCAGATGTATTTAAATTTGTGCTGACTAATCCTGGATTATAACTTGCTGTAACGTGATTAGCATAAAATGTTTGATTTAACATATGCCAAGTTGGTAATCCAAAGTATTGTGTCGTTACTGAACCCGAAACTACTTCGGTTACTGCGTCTGATGCGCTTGTGTAATTAAATTGAGAACCACTTCTAGCCTTTATTCCCCATACTCCACTTCCACTATCATTATTAGTGAACGTAAAGTTCTTATGGGTTTTAAAAGGTCTAACTGATGCTTCTTGTAATTCAAGATTTTTGAACATTATTTTGTCCTAAAAATCAAGTTTCACTTTTATAATAGCTTCCCTTGAATATGAATTTAGTAAAGGTTGAGATAACTTAGCAATTGCTAATAGTTCGTTCTCGTCATTATAAAGTCCAACTTGCGTAATGAAAGTTTTTGGGTCTTTAAAGAAAGTTGCTTGTGTCAATGAACCATCTGAACCTGTTGCAAAGGTTGGATTAGAACTAAAATTAAATTTCTTGTTGTTTACACGAACAAAGAAATTTGTTGAACTAATTTCCTCTTCTCTACGAGCTGCGAAATATGAACCAGATTTAAGCGAATTATAAAACGCTTGTGGTCTATTGGTAAATGCGTCAGCTGACCTAGGGTTTACTGATAATCCACCACTCAATTCTGCCATTTTAGCATTTAGTAATACGATTCCTAAATCAGGATAAAATAATCCATATGAACCAAATAGAGTTTCAGCTGCTGCTGTTGTATTAACTCCGTCTGCTACTGAACCACTAACAACATTAAATACTCTACCACCTTGATTAACGGTAACATTTGTTGTTGCTCCACTATCATCAATTAATTTAATTTTACTACTAGCCGTATCACCTGCTGGCATTAGTCCTGCTAAATGTAATTCCCAATTTCCTGGGTCAATCTTTTCTCTTTGTCTTGCTCTTTGAAAAGAAACAAAATAAAAGTCTTTATCTCCTGATGCGGTTGGTGATGCGGTAAATTCAAATTTATTGGTATTTGGTGCTAACAATACATTTCTAAACTGACTATATAGTGCAGCTGATTGTCTACCACCTGTTGTTAATTTTGTTGTATTTCCTGTTGAACCACTTCCATCAAAGTGTGCATATCCAATTGCGTACTGGACTTCTGCTGAACTTGAAAGATTTGGGTCTTCGTTATAGATATCTAAAAAGGAACCTGTAATGTTTCCATTTGTAGATTGTGTAAATGCGGCTTCAAGAGTTCCTGAACCACCTGTCCATAATCCACTCGAGATAGTTGTTCTTTGATTTTCAACTACATCATTTTCTTTATCAAATATTTGAAATGTTGACATTAATTACTCCTTATACTTTACTTGGGTCTGCTTTAACGGTTACTGGTAAGGTAAATTGTGCACCTGAATTGTTACCGACGACCGTTATGTTTGTTGAAGTTTGTGCTGTTATTGACCTTGATATCAAGTTAACTGCTTTAGCAGTAACTGTGATTGAGCGTTTTCTCTCACCTTCGTTTAAGAATATTGGTGTTGTTGCTCTTCTACCACTAAATCCAAGTTCTCTCTCTAACATTCCACCACTACCTGCTGATGTTGTTAAACCAACTGGTGAAATGTTTGCTAACTCCCCATTCTGTAATATGAATGTGTATGAAGTATCAATACCATTTCTTGTATTTGGTGTAATAGTTTGAGTTTGTCCTGCTCCATTGAAAGTCAATGATGGACTTGGTAATTCCAATATAGGAAGTTTTGCTGTTTCCTTTGGAAGTGTTGTCAATTTATATCTCATTAGCTGATTCTCATCTACGAACGCCTCTAATAAAGGCATATTTTCAATTACTGCCCCATAAAAGTTTGACCCATTTGGGTGTGTTGTATCGTAAAGGTTGTAATCAACCTCGTCATCTGCTAATGCAAATTTTGTTACTTTAAATTCATTTTGCCCTCTTGCCAAAAGTTCACGACCTTTTTTTGTCAAAATTGCGTCTACTGTTATACTCGTATTGTCTAAAAATCCCATTTTTTATTTGCTCCTGTGGAAATTATATAACTATTCTTCTTCTCTAATAAATATAAGAAAGTTAAATTTTCCATTAGTTTTTTAATCTGTTCTTAGTTTAGTTATATCTGAATCCTGTGTTACTATTGTTGTTGGTGATACTTGGTTAACCTCAATAGGTTCTTTCCCATCAATAGTGTTGTCTCGTGTAAGTTTTGTTCCGAGATAAAATGTTCTAAATAGTGGCGAATCATATGCAACACTCTGAACATCACTATTGATAAATGATGAACTATATGATAATGTTGTTCCGATTGAAGCACTCAATGAACTTGAATAAAAGAATACTGCTTCTTGATTATTTTCTGATGTTCTTGAAGCAGTTATATTCGGTTGTAATACCTCTGTAAATATTTTATTACTTGTTCCACCCCCACCTTCAACACTTGCTGTTGCGTATAATGAACCAAATTCACTTCGTGGGTCTAATGCGTCCAACACCATTAAAGAGCGTTGATTTAAAAATCCTAATGATGAACCTGTGCTATTGTTTAAATTAATTTCACCATTGTATGTATTGTATTCTCCACTCACTTCAAAATAATTATCATCTGAACCTGATATATATCTCGTTACTTGTATTCCATCTTCAAAGTGATTTGCATTTTCATAATAACGATTATCAAATTCTGGCCTATCACCGATAATTTGTTTACTTCTTTCTAAAATATTTGGTTCAATTAATATACCAACTGAAGCTTTTGCTCTCGCAGGAACTAAATTCTTTACTTGTGTAAATACACTTGAATCATAAAAACTTAATATTCTTAAATAATCAAAGAAGTTATTTGTATTTGTATATCGTTTAAAGTATTCTCTACGAATACTTCTTAATTCTGGATAATTAACTCTAAATTCATCTCTTGGGTCACCGATATAATCATCAAAGTCAAAATCTGCTACACTATACATTATATCTTCATTTACTACATCAGTTGGTGCAAAATAAATACCAAGTTTATTACTATCTATTGGTGCAAAGTCGTCTGATGATTTTTCTTTTCTAACATTGTAAACTAATGGTTGTGTAATTGTTGTATCTTCAATTCTAATCTTTGTAGCATTTCTACGAACACCACCAATATCAGGTACTCTTAATTTTTCTTGGTCAACTAATGTTCTTGAGAAATTAGCTGTAAATCCATTTACATCACTACCAGAAGTTCCCAATTCATATGTTTGTAAATGTGCAGCGTTTGATAGTGTTGGTGATGATGATAAATCTACATTATCATTTAATTGATAACGAACTAATAAGTCATTATATGATGATGAAATGCTATTTCCATTATATGCTTTTGGTGCTCTAACGTGATTATCAAATGCACTTGAACTCAATGGTTCTGACCATACACGAAACTCCATTAATGAACCCGTAAATGTATTTGCGCCAAAGGCACTACCACTACCACCAATATAAAGATGTCCACTTCCTGTAAATGCTGCATTTAATGAACTACCCGTTATATTGTTTACATCTGTTGCTAAACTTGAAGTGTGTGTTTGTAAACTTTCACTTGATTGAAATAAAATTCTTTGTTTTGTTGAATCGTATTGTTTTGTAGTTAATTCATAAACACTCTGACTCAATATTTTATCATCAGCAACCTCATTTCCATCTGTATCTTTTCTTGTCAACATTACTGACCAAAAGTCATCATTATAGAATGGTAATAAAGATGAAGTTATAAATTGGTCATACACTTGGTCTGAACCACTTATTTCAAATCTTAAAAATCCATAATCATCTGTTTCTCCATTATCTTGTAATGAAATAGCAAAGTCATTTTCTTTTTGTACAATTATAGTATCTTGTGATTTAGGTGTTCTGAATCTAAATTCTAGTGTATCGGGAACTTGTCCGTCTGGTGCAGCTTTCCAATGTGATTTAATATATTGAGCTGCTCTAAAGTCTGTTGCTCTTGTAAACTTTCTTTTAATTTCATAATTAACTCGTGTTCCTTTATCTGGTCCACCATATTCTCTTACTCGTAATATTGAACTCGGAATACCATAACAATTTAATAATCCTTTTAATGCTCTTTCCGTTCCCTTTGATTTAATAAAGTAAGGTAGGTTTGCTAAAATTCTTTTCCATATTTCTTCGGTAACTTTTTCTTGTGGTGAATCATATAATGACGCTCCATCCACATCATTACCCAACAAATATTCAGGTAAATTTACTAAAGCATTTCCACTTGATAAATTTAATCCAAGTGCTCGTGCATAATTTTGTGCCACATCTTTTGATATACCCTCTGATATCTTTTCTACTCTCATATTAATATCTGTAATGGATTTTGTATAAGTCCATATTTCATCAAATTGTTGTCCTACCATATCCATAAATTCTAAGAATACATTGTTTTCACTATCTTGGTTTATATGTAATGGTAGTGAATTTCTTAATGAATCCATATTACCTTGGTCATAAGAAGAAGCACTTGCTACCATAGCGTTATACCAACTTGAAGCATCTCCCGTTGATTCTAATGTATATGGTGAAGATGAATTTGACTTAGGCCAAGCTGTATCGTGGAATTGTCCGTCTGATGAACTCACATAAGATGAACTTTCAAAATATAAATAATGTTCATATGGGTCAAACGAATTAATCACTCGTTGTTTCTTTCTTTGTAAATCTAATCTAGTATCTGCCGAACTTGATATTGTTGTTAATGAAGCACTTGCTGCACTATGACTTTCAATTAATATTAACTTATCTTTAAAATTAGTAATCCTACGTTCTGCACTTGAAAAGTTTACAAAGTTTCCAAAACCCGTATCGTCATTTTCTATAGATAAGTCTGTTGTGGTTTTTTGATAATCGATATTTGGTTGAACATCTAGTAAACTACCCGATATTAATAATCTCTCAATATCTCTTGCGTCATCGTCTTTGTTACTTAATAACCCATCGTGTGTTTTATAGTTTGTTCCTTGAAAATCAATTGGGTTATCGACTGAATTTAAATTTGGTATTCTTAAAAATAAACTATCATTTTCTGTTTCTGTAAATGGATTTAATGTAACGATATCTTTATAGTCTGGTAATCGTTTTTCTACAAATATAACTTTATCATCTACTTTACAATTTTCTGCAGGTTGTTTTAATTTAATAAATCTCTCTTTACCACTAGCCCCAAGTTCTTCATTAGTAATCAAATAATACTGATTATCTTTTACCATATAGGTTTTGTATCGTTCAATATTATTTTTTATATAATTAACTCTAAAGTTTTTAAATTTATTTGCTACTTCATCATCACCCTTGTGTTGATATAAATTTACTCCTTCATTATAGGATAAATTAACACGAATACGATTACTATCCATTACCTCTGTAATTGTTCCTACATAATCTCTTGGTTTTAATTTTGCTTGTGCTTGAGTAGTTGTGATAATCTTTTCTTTTGCCGTACCACCATTTCCACCACTTTCATTTTCAGTATCAGATTCAATAACTTTTTTAGGAACTTTAGGAATAAATCTTTCTAATCCAGCTTCTTCTAAAGCTTTCTTTGTATCCGGCTTTACTTCAAATACTTCTCCGGCCTCATCTTTACCTGTTGCTACGTGTTCTGCAAAATCTTCTCTTAGTGCTTCAATAGCTGGTGGTGGGTCTTGTGGGTCGAATCCTACATCTTTGATTGGGTCTACAAAAACTCTACCGTCTCCACCAATTTCTTCCAATACTACTCCACCTGGTCCAAGAATTTCTGTTACTCCATCGGGTCTTAAATTTGTTTCTGACCTTATTTGCATTGGTGATTGAACACCTATATCTTTTGTAGGTGTTTCTATTGGTGGTGGTAATAATACTGGCGCTGGAATAACCAATGGTCTAACTGGCGCTGGTAATGGTTGTAGTTTTATAACTTCTGCTACTTGCTCTAATTGTATTTCTGCTTCAGTTACAACTTTTGGTGGTCTTGGTGTATATGCTGCTGCAATATTTGCTACGGCATTACCTGGCTGTGAAGTATCTTTTTCTTCCGATACATTTTCTATCTTAGGTCGTATAGGTAATCTTGGTGGTGGTGTAACGACTTTCGCTCTTGCTCCACCAGCTGCTGCTCTATTTGAGACTGGCTGATTTTTACGAGTGACACTTGTATTGTCCTCACCCCCAACTTCTCTACTATATCCTCTTGCTCTAGCCATTAGTATTGTCCATCTGCTGCTTGTTCTTGAAGTGTCGCATCTGCTACTTCATCACCTTGTGAAGCTAATTCAATTAAATCTTGTTTTGATAAATTTCTATAATCATCTTCAAATACTGGGTCTTGTTGTTGAGTTGAAGTATCTTCATTTGTTGTATCTTCATTACCTGTAATCTTATATAGACTCGGTATAACGATTTGTCCACCTACCATATTTTGTGTAAATCCTCTATCTTTTGGATTAATATCAAACTCTAAAACATTTTGGTCTTTTGAATCAAATTTAATTAATCCACCATTGTCTGCTTGAATCGCTTCATATTCAATCATAGCGTTCATTTCTTTAAAGTCATTTAAATATTCTGCATTATTTACTAAACTATCAGTTATAATTTTTACTTCTGTTTTGTCAGGTGATGTTTCACCGACAATATATTTTTGTTCTTTGATAAATACTTCCATAGGTTCTGCATTTGATTTTTCTTCATCTGATGTCTTTTGGAAGTATCTTACTTCTCCATTAATTATTTTTCGTTCAGCTTCAGCTTTAAATAATGTTCCGTCTTCTTTGATGAAAACATTTCTTGGTCTACCTGCTAATCGTCTTAAAAATTTATAAGTAACTTTAAAATCACCTTGTCTGAAACCCAAGTTTCTTAAATGTTGTCCTATATTCAAATCAACAAAAGTACCATCGGAAGTTATTTCCACTTCGTCTAATGATAAAATTCTGGTTACGAGTAATACATCTTGTACATCATAAACATACAACGCAATATAATCGTTGGTGGTATCTTTACCAAAGCTACTATAAACTTTACCTGGTTGGTAATAATTTATTTTTTCTTTATCTGTAAATCCGTATTCTAAAGCCATTGTTACCCTTAATTAAGTTTCTTATCTATTACGTATGGAAATTGTAATTGTAACCATATTCGTTGACCTTGTAGCGTTCTGTATAAATGGTCTTCAACTATTTCGTCATAACGAAAATTCTTTAAATCTTTGTTTACTTCTTTAAATCTTTTAGAACTTATTCCTCTAACATTTCTTTTTGTATTAACTCTAAATTCTTCCCAACCATCAGCGTTAACATTTTTTTTATCTTTACGATTTTCTGAAAAGAATTGTATCAATCTTTCGTGTAATCTATCTGTTGATATATCTGGTGTGTTATCATCATTAAAATATTCATTAGTGAATTGAATTAAATAATCTCTTATGGTTGCTTGAAATTCAATTATATCTGTTGTTATTGGGTCGATTGTTGTATCTGTTGCTGAATCGGTTGTTGAACTATCTTGTCCTGCTCCAAAGAAACTAAAACTATTGTCAAGTTCTCCCGTAAAGAATTGTTGTTTGTTTTCTAAGCGAACTTGTTGAAAGTCTTCTTCCAATGCAACTCCATCAACTGAACCCTCAAATGATTGTAGTCTTCCTATTGAATCCCTTAGTGGTGCTTTCGCATCAACTACTGAACCCGATAGGTTTGTTTTCTTTTTTAGGTCTTCTATTTCATTTTGATATTCTATGACATCTCCACTTAGGATATTATCATACAATTCTGATTTCTTTCTTGCGTCGGAAGGTAAGTAAGGCACTTTATCTCACCACTCTAAATTCAAATTCATCATCATAGAAATTAATTTGTTCATCAGTAGTATCACTACCACTAATTACTTTAATAGCAAATCTATAATTTCTCTCTGCTTGTAGTCCGTCCATTTGTATGTTAAAGAAATTACTTGTTGAATCACAACTAATCTTAGAACCCGTTCCAAATGGAATTATCTCTTCCTCTGTTTCTGCGTCACGAACTGAATAAAAAGCAGATGCACTTGGTAAATACTTTATATCTAATTCACTTGGTGTTGTTGCAAAAGAAGTTGTTGGATACAATTCTCTACCAACTACTCTTAATTTTACTTTTGATTTTTCTTTGTATTCAGGTCTTAAATTTTTAAAATATATTTTTAATCTTTCTAAATCTGTTGAACTTAAAGCTGATAAACTTCCTGTTGCCCAACTTGAGTCATCCCACACTGCTTCTAATTTTGGTGGATAGATTGTATGAGTTTCTCTTGAAAAGAATTTTAGATTTCCTAATCGAGTTGAATCACCTTCTTGTCCTGCATTAAATGTGAAACTTGCTGTTGCGTGATTGCTTCCATATGAACCACTATCCTCTCGTTTCAGAATAAACCCGTTGTTCGGGTAAACTGAACTTGAGTAAACCCAATTATTCACCATATCAGTAACATCTGCTCTAATATCTTTCTTATCAAATGTAATGTCAAATGAAGAACTAATACCATATTCTTGATTAGCATCAAGACTTGCTGAAAACCAAGTACCACCTTCAGTCAATACCGAACCCGTAATCCAAGGCGTTAACGCATCGTGATTACGATATTGATAACTTGCTCCGTCAGAAGTTACTGGATTGTGGTCAAGTTTTCCTGTTCCTGCAGTCCAACTACCACTTACCATATAAATGTGCAGTTTTTGTTCTGCTTCAACTTCTTCCGAAGTTGCGTCAAATAAATTTAAAAAGAATTTTGTTCCTGTTGGCATTAAACCACTTTGGATTGATTCTGAAATATATGCTAAATCAAAGTCAATCAATACTCTTGATACATTTGCTATACTACCATTTTGTTGAACGACTTTATTAACTTCTAATATTTCATCTAATCCAGTATTAATGGAAGCTGTTGTTCCACCTGAATAAAGTGTTGTGTCTCGTTTTCCAAATTCAAAATAATGCATTATTTATCTCCCAATACTCTTCCCTCGATATCACTATCGGGGAATTTCAGTTCAAATATACTTGGGTCTAATGATGGATATACAACTCCGTCTTTTGATGCGGAATCCATATCATAAACATTACCACTATAATTGTCTGTTGTTAAATGTTTATTCGTAATAACAATTAAATTCTTTTGTGGATTATTTGTTTCTGGTGGAACAATTGAAACTACTCCGTCCACTAATGAAATCTGATATGCTAAATCACTCAACACAATCGGTTGATTAATTTGCCACTTCTCTGTTGCGAAGAAATTCTTCACTTGTTGTATTGCTTTAAACAATACATCATTTTTATTAAATCCTCTACGAGTTATGATATTAAACTTAACTCCAATATTAATAACATAAGCGTCTTTAAGATTAATCGCATCTGTTAGCAATCTATATTGTGAAAGATATAATTTTAAATTTTCTTTTACTGCTTGATTTACTTGAGTTAGTTTTTTATTTCCTGTATGACCTAATAAATACATATTCAATGCCATAGGATTAGGAATAGTTGAGATGTTTCCAATTCGTTTTGCTACTCCATCAATGACTTCCAATTGTCCATTTTGTTCTAATTGTTCATCTTGAACAATAAATGCTTTTGCAATATTACCATATTTCTGTGGTAATGAATAAACTCTCGTAATGTAGTCTGCTCGTGTTACTGCTCTATTCTGTGCATTAAAATATGCTGCAGCATTTTCTTTTATTTCAATTAATGTTTCTTGACTTGCTCCACCTGAGCTTGGTGATTCATTAAATACTATCAAACTTGCATTTGATGTATCTTGTGTAGCAGTATCTAAACCTGATGTGCTATTCGTATAAGTCTTTCTATTAAAACTTGTAATATTGTTTGAAGGAACATTATCCTCAACACTACCACCATAATTATAAAGTACAGTTAATGTAGTATTGGCTGGTGATAATCCAAATGTTTCAGTCTTTAGGAAATTACTTGGGTCAAAACTTTCATCTAATCTTGAAATACCAGTTCCTAATGATGAACCGACATTATCTGGATTTGGTATCAAATCTTCATCTGCGTCTGCACTAATACCACTTCCGAATCGTATTTCCATTTTATTATCATCACGAACATAAGTTGTAAATCGTCTTGCTGTTTTAATTAATTTTAATAAATAAGGTGTATCATTTTGATGTTCTGATAAAGCTGGGTCATTAAGTGTTGTATTTTCTTCTGATTCAAATACCGTATCTTGTGCTAAGAAAGGAACTTGATACCAAGTATTTCCTTGACTATCAGTTATTGATATAATTTCTGTTACCTTTTCATTTGATAAAACTATTTTGTCAAACTTTTTAGCAGTTGTAAATGTAAATGTTTCAGTTTCTCTCACTCCAGATTTTGCTAAAACTTTTTTAGTTAATCTATAATTTGTTGGAATATTACCTGAAGTGGGTTGTAATGTTTCTACTTGCATTGGGTCTAATGAACTTGATGCTTTAAAATTAACATCATCCAATAAACTAAATTCTGTTCCATTCTGTGATACTACCGTTGAGTTTCCACTTATGATACCAGCGAAATCTAAATCTGCTCTAAACTTACCACTACCCAAAGCTTTTGCAGGTACATCAACTTGAACCGTAAGTTCTACCGTTGAAGGTGCTGCTAATCTTGGTTTATATCCATATGATTGAGCAATTGCTAATACATTTTTTCTTTCTTCTGCAAATTGTAATAATGTTTCTCTAAATTGATTATCAACATAATAATTCAATACATCACCTACATACGCAGCCATTTCAACAAACATCATTCCTGGTGATGCTTCATTGAAATCATTGTATGTTGTTGGGAAGTAACTCTTTGCAAATTCTATAAGATTTTGTCTTATATCACGGAAATCTCTACCGAGATAATTTACCTCTTTTTTTACTAATTTTTTATTTGTTCCGTAGTCTACTTGCCTCGGCATTTCTTATTCTCCTGTATTAAAAGTAAATGTTATAGTATCTAATGTTTCGGGGTCTAATGATACTGAAAATTCAAGCTGAACATTTATAATATTCGTGCTTGCATTTTCCTGTAAAACAAACACATTATTTATAATGATATAAGGTAATTGTGTACCAATTACTTCTCGTATTTCCTCTTCAATAGATTCTTCAACATTACCAACTTGGTCAAATATTATATTTCTTAAATTTGAACCCAAGTCTGGTTGCATAGGTCTTTCACCCTTTGCAGTTAATAAAACATTTCTAACATTAGACCTAGCTTGTTCCAGTATAGTTTTGGTTTTATTAAAAAATCCATTTACTCCATAACTTAATGGAAATCCAACTCCAACATATACATCATCATTATTATCTATTTCTCTTACACTTGTCACTTTTTATTCCTATGGTCTGAAGTTGCCTTCACCCTTTTTCTTTTTATCCATTGCTTTCATCAATCCAGAATAATCACGAGTTAAAGCGTCTTGGACACCTTCTGGAACTTGGTCTACTGAAACACCTTGTTTCTTGATTGTATCTACTGCTGCCATTTCTCTTGCTCGTTCTTTATTTTGAACTCCACCCAAATTTCCATAACCCAATACTTCTGCCATATTGTCACTACCTAATACACCACCGCCCAATGTAGGATAGTCATCAGACTTTGCCTGTTGTCCTAATGGGTTCGTGTTGTTCAATACTTCATTCAATGTTGAATTTTTGGTGTATTGTTTTTTAGTTTTTTTCTTTACTATGTTTGGTTTTGGTTTAGAAATCACTTCTGATAGTTTGATTTCTTTATCTTCATTAATAAATATCTCACTTAGCTGCTTTTTAATCTCTTTACGGACAACTAATTCAATTATATTTTTTAACTTACTCTTATTCATTACTACTCCTATTTAGTTTAATTATATGTTTTCACCCAGTTTAATTAGTTCTGCTATTATTCCCATTGAAGATAGTTTTTGGGCGTCTTGTTCTGTCTTTTTAGAACTGATTAATAATTCTCTGACTTGTGGTGAACCACCAAAGTCAAGATATCTTTTTACATCTTCAGTATCAACACCCTTCGATGCAATCACATCTCTAATATCTGTTGTGTCTAATGGTGGATTATTTGGGTCTGCCTCATAAGCATCAAGTGCTTCTATTATTGATTGCGTTGAACCACCACCTTGTTGTATAGTATCAAATGCTGCATTTAATGCCGCAACCGCTACAGCTGCTGCTGCTGCCTGTGCTTGTATGTTTGCTACTTTAGATTTTGCTTTATCAATATCGTCAAAAAATTCATTCCAC